TTTCAGATAAGACAACAAAAACAAAACCTAACACGATTACAGCAAGAATACTAAAGGCTATTAAAGCTTCACCCATTTTCTTTTCTCCACATAAGTTCATACTTAAGTTTCTTTTGTTCATACTCTGACATTATCATCCAATCACGGATTTCATCAATAGTTCTAAAACACCCTGTACAATAGCCATCTTTTATTTGACAAACTTTTATACAGGGTGATTTAACTTTACCGATCTGACGTTTAGATCTCACAGCCACCAGCAGCACACGCCAAGGTTTGAGCGCCCTCTGTGTTATCTTCGATTTCATAGTTTGGTAGCATACTAAAGTCTACTTCGGGGAAAGCATGTTTAGCTTTAATATACTCTTGCTCAGAACAAGCCATATAAGGTGCTTGTTGATAAGTATGCTCAGAATAAGGCAAGAAACTAATACCTGTAATCTGATCAAAGTGTTTATAAACCCAATCACCTACTTCCATCCATTCATCTTCTTTAACGTAGATAGTTACAGAAACAGAATGTTCAGACCAATTCTCTTGGAACTTAAGCCAGTTTTCAAGCTGCTGCAAAGCAGTTTGTTCATTAGCAAGTGTAGCACCTGCAGGTGATTTAATTGGAAAATAAAACACAGTTGTTTTAGCGGGGTTCATAACGTCTTCTTCGTTAGGAACTCCTTGATCTTTAAGCATTTGTGTTAAGGGGTCATTATTAGACTGTCGAACGGACCTAATGTAATAAGGCGCAAAACGTCCATGAATACCAGAAGAACTATCGACAAGCTGACTAACAGTACCACTCGGCTTAACCGTAGTGATCGCTGTCGAAGGATTAATGCCCAGCTTTTCAGCATATTCTTTATTTGTGTCAACTGCTACTTGTTTCAACCTCCGTAACATTGCTGGATCAGGATTACGTAGAATACGACAATCTTGAATCCCTGTTAAAGATACACCTAATAAACGTTCATCTTCACAGTTCTTTTGCCAAATCTTACGTACATATTTAAAGTCTGTAAGAGTTGATTGTAGCGTACCAAGAATAGTAGCCATGCGAATTTTGTGAGAAAGATCTTCTTCTGTGTCATCTTCACGGCATACAACCTCTGAAAGGTTACACAGCTGATTTCCACGAAGAAGAATTTCTGCACAAGGATTACTGCCCTCAATAAGAGAAGAATCTCGACGACCACCGTTGTTTTGCTTCTGAGCGCCATAACGACTAAAGATACCACGCTCACCAGAACCTGATTTCATTAGTGAGACCCACTCTTCCATAAACACAGCCATAGAAGGCTTTTGGTCATAGACAGCAGAGTTATTTGCTAATGCACGTTGTTCTTCTGTTTCCCACCAACGACCTGATTTACAATCCCGAATTTCAGGATCACCCAAGTCAGACATAGAAATAAGAGCAGAGCGGCGTACACCACCTACTACAACAATCTCGGCAATCTTACATACAATATCATGTACTTCAATTGGACGTAGTTTACGACCCGCAGCTTCTTTAAACGTCTTAGTTACAAAGTCAAAAAGATCCACAAGTGGTTGCGGACCAGAAGCTCTTCCACCCATAGTTTTAAGTCTTGCGCCTTCTGGGCGAACTTTACTATAATCCCATTCATGTATGTTTCCTAAATATAAGTCAGCAATAAGTTTACGTAGAGCCTTTGCCCAACCTTCCGCACTATCTTCTACTTGAATAACACGTTCTGTTTTAGCAAAAGTATCATTAATAATTGGTAGTTTGTTGACGTATTTGGCTTCGGCACTAAAGCCTACACCAGTACCTGCCATAAGAATAAACAGGATTTCATCAAATACTCGTGGATGGTCAACAGCAGCAAAGCTACAGTTATAACCACGGAAATGATTCTTTGCTAAAGCATCTCCTGCAGACCACATTGAACGCATTGAAGGCATTACTTCGTGGTTATATACTGCATTGTGAATGCTATTAAATTCTTCTTCAGTAAGCGTGTTATTACTTACTTGGTCTTTCCAGAAACCGACTAAGCGATCTACTGTCTCTCTCCAAGTTTCACGACGATTTTCTTCATCTAGAAAACGTGAATAGCGAGACAGGTGGATAAAGCTTCTGTATGGATCCATGTTATTTCCCCTTTAAATGTAATGGAAGATTAAGTATTATTCTTCGTTTTGTTTTTTTAGTTCTTCTTTTAATTCGTTAATCATATTTTGTTTTGAATAACGTTTATCTAAATCAATACCATAAGTATCAATAGAGTATTGATCTAATTCATCTTTAGTCATACCTTCAAACTCATCAGGTATTGCCGTATCTGTTTCAGCAAGCATGGAAAGAGTTTCTTTTTCTTGTTCCATTACTTCTTCAGCATACCACAACGCTTTCAGTTCATTAAGCATAGCAGTATTATATATCTTTTTTACATTTGGATTATTAAGATAAGCCTCAAACTTTTCATTTGTATAGCCTTTCTTTTTTAATCTATCAAGTTCCTTTTCCATTAGTGAAATGCCTTTTTATTGTTATTTACTTTATTAAAGAATGTGTCAGCATAGTAATAAATCATGTCTATAAACTCATCATCTTCTTTGTTTAGATCATCAGCAAAACCGTGCAAATAATCTTGAACGTCAGGATTAAGGTTAGAAATGTCAGCCCCTCCATCGAGAAGCTGACAAATAATAGACAATAGTACTAAATGTTGTTCATCCATTTCATATTCGGATTTCATCAACAGTTTCAAATTCATTAGCACCTTTCTTTAAGCGTCCTGTGTCGAAGTCATAGTAGAGGCTTCCTGACGGACCTGTGAGGCCAGTGTATCTACACTTAAGGACTTTTGTTTTAATAGTGTTCCGCTCTTCTGGATTGTCTGACCCAACGTTTCTAGCAAAAGCGATAATGTCCATGCTGATTTGCTTAATAGAACCAGAGCCACGAATGTCGTCCATTGACGGTAGTTTACCTTCTTCAAAACTTCTTCCTTTATTATCTGTTTTACGTAAGTGACTAATAAGACCAATCCACACTTCGTGTTTCTTTACAAGTCTAAGTAAGTCATTCATAATTTTGTCTATTGCTTCGTTTCCAGTAAGTCCTTCAGCGCCTTCTGAAGCGAGGATAGTGATATGGTCAACAAAAAGGTACTTACAACCACTAAGGCACATATACTCCAAGAAATCCATGATGGATCCGTCTGAGATACTACCTTGATGATCAAGTACCAGAACACGGTCAGAATCGAAAATCCTATCAAATCCCTCTTTGAGATCATCGATTGGAATTTCTTCATTTGCTGGATTCCGATTAATTGCCATACCTGCCATTTTACGTGCTGTTTCCGCAGGTGATTCTTCAAGCGAGATAATACCAATTTTATCATCTGTCTTCTCCAATAAATCTATAGCGATTTCTCTTAGCAGAGTTGATTTACCAGAACCAGTACCTGAAGTCCAAAGAGTAATTTCGCCAAAGCGCATCCCTTTTAGTTTATCATTTAATCCTTCCATATAGTCAGGATAAGGTACAGATTCAATTTCATTATACTTCTCAAGTTGATGCCACAACTGATCTTTAGTAAGTATCCCTGCAGGTGTATATTCTACTGAATCATAGATAGTTTTTAATACTTTATCAGGGTCTTTAATCCAAAGATCACTAGCATCTTTTTCGTTACTTTTAGCTATTTTAATTTTATCATAACCAATGATACGAGCAGCTTCCTTAGTAGCTTCTCTACCTGCATCATCGTTATCTAACCATAAAATAACTTCATTAAAGTTACGAATCCAATCACGCTCTTTAATAAGATCTTTAACGCTAGACGCAGATCTTAAAGAAACTACTGGATAGAAGGTTTTGTATTTTTTGAACCATGCTGATTGCACAGACATTGCGTCCAATTCACCTTCGGTGATGACGAGCCTGGGGCCACCAGAGTACAATTGTTGTCCAAACAAGCCACCTCTAACTGTTCCGATTGAGGAAAAGTCTTTAGGGAGTCGTCTAACTTTGTATCCGCATAATTTGTCATCAGCATAAAAAGGATAGTAATGAGCGTCAATGTTACCATCAAGATCGTAAGAAACTTTAACACCATAATGTTCAGCCACTTGAAGATAAATATTACGCTCTTTAAAACCACGAGAAGGGTAATCATTCTGAACCTCCTGTAGTCTATTAGACCAGTCTTTTTTAATTTCTGGTTGTTCCATATAACCCTCTTTCGGGGCAAAAAAGTTAGATTTGCATGAAAAGCAAAAAGCAGAACCATCATCATAGATTTGTTTGGCATCACTGCTTCCACACTTTTCACAAGGTTGATTACGAGTTACTATCTGTCCCATCGTCTTCTTTCATCGTATATTCTGCGATAAATTTACTAAGTTCATTTAATAACAGGTATAAGACTATTGCCATAACAGGATCAAATAGCTCATACCCACTAATATAACCAATTAATGCAAGAAATAAGCTGACAAGGCCAACAATATAACTAGCAGGGGCTGCGGGGTGTATTTTCATTTAATCCTCTTTTTAATCTTATTAACATAGCTTCTAGTTCGTTTAGTTAAGTCTTCTTTAGGAACAAAACGAATTGCAGCAATTTGTTTATTATAAAACTTATCACTTGTCATACATTCACAAACCATTTGAAGATAAGCTTCTGCATAGTAAAGTCCACCTTTTGTTTTATAAAGATCAACAATTTCAAAATTAAAGTTTTCTTTACCATACTTAGCAATATCTTTTTTGACATGACTAGAAGAGCCTACATAAGTTCTCCATGCCATTTCTTTTCCATAAGTTTTAGAACGCTTCTTACCGCCATGGTAGAATTGCTTCTTACCAATGTACAACATGTTATTTACTTTATTTTCAATAAGATAAAGAAATCCATTATATTGTTGCGGATCAAATTTATAAGGATAAGTCCAATGACCTTTATTCATACCATGTACACAATTCATTATAAACATCTCTATCTATTTTGAAGTAATCACCTATATGTCGCCATATATGGATTAACCTGCCATTAGCTATAAGATACTCATAACCTTTATCTCTGCCGTAATAATCTGCATAAGCTGCACAAACAGTTTGCTTAAATTCTTTAGGGGTTTCATCCAATAACTTTTCAGCCTTTTTAGGGCCAATTCCAGGAAGCCCTGGAATGTTATCAGTTGAATCCCCCATAAGAATTTGTTTCCAATAATGCCGATTAGCATCGAAATTGTTGACTTCATATAATTCACTCTTTCGAGGATTATAATGTTTGCCTTCAATACAATCTAAATCTTTATCAACAGAAACAACAACAAAGTCTTTACCGCCTTTACGACAATCTTCTGCCCAAGTGCGAACCATATCATCGGCTTCACAATAGTCAGTTAGTATACAATTTTCATACTCGTTTGCTATATCAGACTTCAAATCTAAGAACCATTCTGGTCTTGTTGATTTCGACTTACTGCGATTAGCTTTATATTCATCATATAAATCTACTCTGAAGTTGTCAGGGCCACCAAGGGCCATGACGTAGTCTTCTGCAAAGAGATCTTCATTGATAGCAGTAAATAACTCCTTAAAGTTATTACTTGCTTCTTCTTTGGTTTCTGCTCCCCAAATACTAATGTATAAGAGAACATCACCATCAATAATTGCTATCATAAATAGCTCCTTTAATTGTTCTTTAACGTCAGGTATTTTTTCCCGATAAAGTTCTTCGCTCTAGTTTATTAATATTACGCATCATTACTTTATCTAAACTAGCGCCTAATCCGCTAGCAATAATAGTAATATACCAAAGTACATCTCCAAGCTCGTCTAAAACATTTTCAGATGTTTCTGCCTCAATTACTTCTTCTACTTCTTCTCTTAAACCTTGAAACAAACTTTCATAATATCTATGTCCAGGTTTGTAAAAGTCTAACGCCATTTTTTCGTAAAGTTGGCAATTCATATTCATGCTTATCTCCGAACTAGTCTAAATAACCCTTCAGGGCTGTTAATAGCAGCAGCAATATCTTTTAGCTGTTGCCATGTCATAACAATAACATCATACTCATTCTTATACTCTTGGTATTGCCTAACAAATACTACGTCATTATCTCCGATGATTACCTCAACATCTTCTTGAGAATCATCTTCAGATAATACTGTTATAACTGCTGAATCTTTTTCAAACTCTACTGAGTACAATGTTCACACTCCGCTTTAGCTTCTTCATAGCCTTCTTTATGACCATCATTATAACCAGAGTTTTCACCGTCTTCATGACCCCTCCAGTAACCATCATCATAAACTTCGTCTTTAATGTCTCGCCACTCTTCTTCCCACTCGTATTTATCTTTGTAAGGTTCAAGACTTTCTACGATGGCTTCTTCAACGGTCTCTATTTCAGACTTTAGCTTATAATCAATTTCCCAACCAAGAAGTTTGGCCTTTTCCCAAAATTCATCAAAAGCATTACGAATAAGAGTTTCACTCGGTACTGTTGGCATTTTTTTCTCCTGTCATGATTTTTCTTTGTTCTTCACAAAGATCTTCAAACTTATTAAAAAGCTGTTCAAACTTCCACTGATAAAGCTGTTGAATACCAAGAAGAGCATTCATAGTTTCATCAAGAGTAGGTTCTCTTTCACCATCTCCGATTTGTTTATAGATAACCTTTACATCATCACAAACTGCCCAGCAATTCATAATCAAAGGTTCTAATTCATAAACTTTCATGTTTACTCCTCATTTAAACAAAATTCACAGAAATCTTCTTTCGAAGGATTACCACATGATACACAAATACCTAACTGTTTAGCTAACTTGTCTACCTTTTCTTCTATTCGATTTAGAAGTTCGTTTACTTGTTCTGTTTGCGTCTTCTCGTTCTTTTGCACGATTACGTTCCTCTTTACTCATTGGGCGAATGTGGTCTTGGTACCAAACCTTAACTACCATGTCACCGTACTCTTTACCTTCTACATAGGGAAGTATTTTGCCATTACGCAACTTAACTAAGCCTTTAGTCTTGTTGACCATTAATTTCATCCTTTTTATGCTTTGGTTTAGTTACCTTCTTTTTGTTAGGAATGACCTGTTGCCTATACTTAGGATTACTTAAGCTTTTAGCAACAGGATTTACTTTATGAATTTTAGTGGACTTCATAGTAATCATTACCTATTTTACAGTCTCCACAAGTCATAATATTAATACCGACTTTTTTAGGTGCCTCTTCAAAGCACTCGATAATAATATCACGAGCTTGTTCTGCTTGATTTTCCTTTACCTCGACTGTATGTTCATCATGATAAAACAGTAAATGTTTAAACTCAATACCTGCTGCATTAAGCTTTTCATCTATCATTTGAACTGTGTACTTCATAACTACTGCTTCGGCACCCTGAATAAGATAATTAAGAGATTTGTGTCTTTCATCTCTGCTTAACTTAATAGGACGACCATCAAGACCATAGATATAGCCTCTTGTTTCAATAGCTTTATTACACTTGTCTACAAGTTGAACTAGTTTGGGTAAAGCCCTTTTATATTTGGCAATAGCTTTCTTAGTTTCATTAACGGATTTGTTAATATAGCCACTAAGCTTTTGAGCGCCAGCACCATAAAGATAAGCAAAGATAAATCGCTTAGCTTCGTTTCTTGTACATCCGATAATATCCGCATTCATTTGATGAATATCACCTTCAAGTACTTGTTTAGTAAATTCAGGATCATTCATATAGTGTGCTAAAAGTCTTAACTGACAAGCAGCACTATCAGCACTAACCAACTTATACCCACTAGGAGAAACAAAAAGTCTACGAAATTCGGGACCAAGTGTGGCCTTTCCCGAAGGTAAGTTGGCAATGATTTTATGAGTCTGTCTAAAAGTAGGCGTACCAATATTGAAGACGTCACCATGTAAGCGAGAATTATTATCAATGTGATCAAACCAACCCTCCAAGATTGATTTACGAGAACGTAAAGTATAGTACTCCATAAGAGCCTTACCTACATCTCCAAGTGGTTCCAATGAACTATCTGTGAGTTTTGCTGAGACTTTAACGAATTGTCCATCAATTCTCTTCCAGTTCCATTCGTCTGGTTTCCAGCCAATTGTTCCCAAATAAGACTTAACCGTATCAGTGTTACCAATATCACCAGACTCAAAGCTAACCCTACAGTAAGCTCCCATGATTTTGGAATCATCAACAGTACTGCCCATGTCATCCCCAAACCAGTTGATAGTGTGGGCAGCGATTTTTCCTGCTTTCGTGTAAGTCGGAGTTTTTTCTTTCGCATAACGTTTACCTGTAATTGGTTCATGTTCACGTTGCGTATCGGGGTCAACAACAACTGCTTTACCTGATAATAGAGGATTGATAAAGTTAGTAATTTCTACCATTTTTGTATCAATCGTATTGACAAGTTCTTTAGCCTCTTCTTTATTAAAGAGCCAACCATTCTCACACTGTTCTGTCATAATTCTATCAAGTTCCATTTCAGACCGTAAAGCCGAAAGTATATCTTTAGAATTATGTTTACCGATATAAGCCTTAAGTTCTTTTAAAAGATACTTATAAACTTTAGCACCAAGTCTAACGTCTTGTTTCATATAGTCAAACATTTCCATGTTAAACTCTTCGAAACCACCTTGATAGTCACCCTTATAATCTTTGAAGAATTCACCCCATTGCTTTAGAGAGTGACCAAACCCGAACCTGCGATAGTTAAGAACTTGGCTCATTACTTTTGTACAATGTACTTTGTTATTATCGATATTAAAGGAGCGGCCCATAAAATGGGCCAACTTCTTCAAAGCAGGGATGTCGTAGCCAAAAGCATTATGAGCTACAACAACATCTGCCTTATACAATAGACTAATAAAGTTTACGAAATCATCTTCTTCATTCATAAACCAGTATTCTTCTCCTGTATCGATATCAATAGCACCTGCACAATGAAACTTTGACAACTTAGGTAGTAAGTTATCAGCTTCAATATCAAATACTAGTCTCATCTACTTGTCTCATTTCCTTTGACATGTTATAAAGAAGATATGCAAGGCAATCTCCATAAGAGTCTTCAAGGGTTCCTTCCCAAAATAGTGTTGCCCAATATTGTAAAGCATCTGCTAGTTCAGAATAAGAACCACCCTCAATATTAAACTCTAAGTCATCAAGTGCGCTTGGATTCTTCATACATCATTTCCACTTCTGTTTCTCTATAGATTTCATAGGCTTCGTACGCTTTATGCACGGCTGCACGTATAGACATATCATTATGAAAGTCTCTATACATACGAGCCATTCGGCGTATATACGCTTGCTCAAACTTTTTAATCACTGATAAGCCCTTCAATTAGATTGATATTTTCTTGGATACTATCACACACATTATCAAGCAAATCTGACTCATATTCAGAAGTTTCATGTAAATAATGTTTTGCTGTGTTTAATCCTTCTAACACTTTTTCTAGATCAGGCTTAACTTTGGCTAATTGACGTTCTTGCTCGATTTTCCAAGCGTCTTCTTCTGTCATCATATGATATCTCCATCTACAAAATCAGGCCAACCTTCGTTGTAAGCCTCTGCAAGTTCCTTTTCAAACTTAGCATGGCTTTCAAAGTATTTTCTTAATTCTTTAAGAATTTCCATTACAGTTAGCATATTAGGTCCATAGGCCATATACATACTGCTCTCGTATCGATTCCAATCTTTAAATTCTTCATTTATAAGATTTGATACAGTGGTTAGTTTATCAAGAATTTCCTGATCCTTCATTTTCGATTACCTCGACTAGTCTGTTTGCATACCAAGCAATTTTCTTAGCATCTTGAAGTTTAGCGTCTTTCTTACCTAAACGACAAGCATACTTAAATACTTGACCCAATAAGTGAGATTCAACACCGTTGTGATGAGCAAGAATATACTCCATAAGATCCATATACTCTAAACCTTCTGGATGAGACGCATATGCTTCTTTAGGAATCATCTTGTAGTGTTTAGGGTTAATAATCTGATCCTGTTCTTCTGAAGACATTTCCTTAAAGTTTCCATGAAAGTCTAAACTTTCTTTAAGCTTTTCAGAACCTCCGAACACTTTACCCATAAGATCAGGAATTTCATCACGGAAACGGATATCATCTTTAACGTCTACTACTGTCATACCATCATCTTCTTGTTCAAAAGCTAAGTCAGTCATAAGCCTCTTTTCTACTCTGTTATAGTTATTATCTAAAAGAAATTTAGACCAATGAGCAATATCCTCATGAGTCTTCATTATCTTTTCTTTATTTTTATATTTAGCAACAATTTGACCTAACTTACCAACTGATCTTTCGAACGCCCATAAATCGATTGCTTGTTGCCAAGAGTTGGTTACAAGTAGTTCGACACCTTCGATCTCAACGTGATACATTATGCTCATTTTCTTCTGCCTTTAATTTTTGCACATGTTTCTTTAATGCTGACTTATTTTCAAAGCCATACATTTGAGCTGCTAACTGTTCTGCCTCATAACGAGTATAACCTGCATCATACTCTAAAATAGCAGCTCTTTCTTCATAACGGTCTTCTAGTAAAGACCAATCATCATTACCATCTTTCATATTCATCTAGCAACTCCTGTTCAAAGTATTCTTGATATTTGTCCATGACATATTTGTAGATTTTCCAAGAAACTCTTCTATGTCGATCTAAACTCCATATATCAGTAATTTCTACTTCTCTCCAAAGCGGTTCATCATCATAGCCACCGCCTTCTGTAATAGTACCGTAAACCTCTAAGTCTACATAAGGCATATGCCGTATATCTACGCTAAAGACTTTCCAAACACTATCGGTTTGCATTAGTATAACTCCATAACTGGTTTATTATTGTGAGTTCTAAGCCTAACTAAAGTTCCTTCTTCAATTGGTTCTTTAGTGTCAGCCATCACAAAGCTATTGTATTTATAAGGGTT